TCCTCGGTGTAGCGGGTGCTCTCGCTGCCGCGGATCTTGCGGAAGTGATAAGCGCCCTCCAGCGCCGCGTTGAGCGCCGGGCAGTTCGGGCTCACCAGGATGCCCGGCTTGCCGTCGACCATCCGGTTCAGCACGTTCTCGCCCGCGCCCAGGCGCACGCTGAGCGCGTTCGACGGCGCGGCCCGGATGCTCGCCAGGAACGGGAACTCGTAGCCGCCGCGCGGGTTCTTCCGCCGGAAGACCATGTAGGGCGTCGTCTCGCCCTCCTGGCCCTTGAAGTCGCCGGCCGGGTCGCCCCAGACGCTGACCGGGATCTCCTCGTAGCCCGCGATCAGCCGCGCGATTTCCTGGTTCAACAGCGGCGCGAAGGTGGTCGCGCCCATGTTGTTCTGGATGTACTCGGCCACGACGTACCACCGCCCGCGGACCACCTGACCCATGACGGCCGCCGGCGACCGGCCAAAGTCCACGCCGACGTAGAGCGTCTGCCCCTCGGCCAGCGGAATCCGCTTCTCCGCACGGTGCGTCTCCCGGCGGTACATCGGGAACACCGGCTTGCCGTCGCGGCGCATGCCGACCCGGTTCATCACCCGGGTGTCGATCCAGGTCTTCGGCTTGCCCTGCGCCTCCTTGACGTAGAACTCGGCGCCGGCGTTCAGCCACTTCGTGTTCTCGGCGTCCGGGTTGGGCTTGTAGTCGCTGACGTGCCCCTTTTCGTCCAACACCTCCAGCAGCCCCGGCGGCTGGACGTAGAAGTGCCAGTCCCGCGGCTTCTCGTACTCGCGCTGCTCCTCCTCGGTCATCCAGTCGGGCAGCGGAACGTCGCCGCGCATGTAGGGCACCCAGTGCCCCTCCTCCGGCGCGTTCATGTCCGCGATCACGTGCGCCCACCGCGAGCCGCCGTCCTTTTTCGCCGGATAGTGCCCGCAGCGCGACTTCAGCTCGTCAAAGATCGGCTTCGGCACGAACTGCAGCTCGTTCACCCAGGCCGCCGTCAGCTCGAACGACATTAGCCGCTCGCGGTCGTCCTCGTCGTCCAGCGCGAGGAAAATGACCTCCATCTCCACCGCGTCGTCCGGCCCAAGCTGCTGGCGCACGACATGGCGCATCGGCTTCGAGCGGATCACCCGGCCGTACACGTCCTCGCGAAACCACTGCGTCCAAGTCGCCAGCGTCGTGTCCTGGAGCTGCTGGTAGGTGCTGCGGATTACGGCCATCTTCGACCGCCGGACGCCGTCCTGCCCCTGGTTCTGCCTGAGCGCCATCGAGAACAGCTTCATCGCGCAGCACACGCTCGTGCCGCTGCGGATCGGCCCCTGGATGATCGTCACCGGCGCGTCGTCCTGGAGAAACAGGCTCAGGACCGCGCCGTCGGGCTGGTAAGTCGTCATGGCCGCGAGCATCCCCGCGGCCAGGTCACCCGCTCAACGCACGGCCCTCACGCGCGCGCCTGCACCCGCACGCGCGTAGCGTCGACCTCAGCCTCCCAGCACGCCTGATCGTCAAACCAGCACACCGTCAGCGTCCGCCCCATCGCTATCCCCATCGAGGTTTCCAGGGTGGAAAATTTCCGGAACGGGTTCACGGGATCAATCGCAGAAGCGAAGAGACCCGCAGTGGTTTTGGGGGTATCGCTTTCGGGGGACCCCCAATGGGTTCGACGGGGCGCGCGATTTTTCCCCCGCCCCCTTGCTCCGCGCGGCGCGCGAAGACCCCCGGGGGGAGGGGTCGCCGCACCCCCCTGCCGGCCGCCGCCAGCGCGCCAGCTGAGGAGGTGTCAGACTTCACTCGTCGTCTGACGCGCCGCCATCTTCCTTGTGTTCCAGCGTCTTAGGCGCGTTCGACTGCTGATCCTGTATCAGGTGCTCAGGCACCGAGGCGCCCTGCGGCGGCTTCCAGCCCTGCGGCAGCTGCTGCGCCTGGATGCCCTGCAAGGCCAGCGTGACGCTGACGTGCGCCCCGTTCTGGCCGCTCTCGCCGCGCATCTTCTGCAACTCCTCGCTAGCCTGCGCCAGGTACATCGCGCAGTCGCGCTGGACGTGCTCAGAGGCCGCCTTGTCGCGCAGTTGCACGATCTTGATCACCGACTTCTCGGCCTCTGCGTGGAGGTACTGGCTCCATCGCTCGCGGCGATAATCCCGCACATGCTTTTTTCTCAACGCCTTCTCTAGCGTTTGAGGCTGGATGCCTGCGGTTCTGGCAGCGTCGTCCTTTCGATATTCCTCGAACAGTAGGAGATCGATCGCGTGTGCGAGTTGAGGGCTGATGTAGGGCTTGCGCATGAAGTTGAGCACGCTGGTGACGGTTTGAGCGTGCTGGAAGGGTCGCGGGCGTGCTGGTGGGGTTCAACGCACGCGGACAGAGTGGTGCGCTGCCGGTCGCGCTGGGGTTCGCGCGCGTACGTCGTATCTCGGGTGACGCTGTGCTGGCTGAGGTATCGGGTATAGCCGTGCTAGCGGCGTCTACGGCTCTGCGGTGCTTGTGTCGCTGCCGTGCTGGCCGCTCACCTTGTCAGGTGAGCTTTGAGGGCTGACGGGTACGAGTCAGCGAGTACCTGGGGAACGACGTCTCTAGGCCCTGGGAGTGTGTGCGCGCGAGGACCGTTCGCGTAGGCTGCGCTGGCGATTTGGCCGCCTCAACGCACTCCGTTTAAATCGTTGATCGTGCTGGCTTCTGGCTTTGGCGCGGCTCTTGACACGGGTTTCTGCGGATTCGCGGGCTGTCGGGCTTGCTGGCGTGCTGGCGTTTTCGCGGTTTGCTGCGGTGTTGCGAGCGATCAGCCTTGCTCGAAGCCTTCGGTGATCGGATCGCGCCGGCGTTTGTCGCGGCGCTTGCGGCCGCGGGCGATGCGACCGCGCTGTTTGGGCTTGAGCGGAGCGTGCGCGGTGTGCCGGGCCTCGCGGCACGTCCAGCGCGGCGGCATCAGCGTGGTCACGCTCTCGCCCTTTACAACAGCCTTCATCAGCACGCCGCGGATCTCGACCAGCCAGAACGTCGCCGTCTGGTCCTGGCCAGCCATGAGTCCGTGTCCGCCAACCGCCTGGCGCGTCAACTCGCGTTGCTCGGCCGTCGTCAGGTCGAGGCCGAAGCGGTCGCGGGCGCGGTCCAGGGCGTGGGCGGTGACGGACATCAGTCGACGCCCAGCCGCTGCCTGACGGCGTTCTCCAGCCGCCGCATGTCCGCCCGCTGCCGGCGCTGCTGCCACCGGCGGGCGTTGTGGAGGACCGTCGTGTGATCGCGGTCGCCCATGTGCCGCCCGATCGCTGGCGTGCTCAAATGGGTGAGGTGCTGCCGGCACAGGTAGGCGGCCAGGTTGCGCGCGATCCAGTATTCCTGACCGCGGCGAACGCTCACCATGTCCGCCACCGAAACGCCCGTGGCGACCGACACGGCGTCGAGCACCTGGCGCACGCTGATCGGCCCGGAAACGGCGGCGTGCTGCGGTGTTGGTGGCCACGGTGTCGTGCATATGCGAAGGTCGAGGACATCGGGCATGGCTCACCAGGTCCTATAATCAGTGGAGACGTAGCGCCCGGTCGACAGGTCGTATTCCATCTTCAGCTTCGCCGGGTAACCGAGCTGATCGAACCGGGCTTTGAGGTGGTAGAACTCCGCGTCGCAGCGGCGGCCGCCGTCGTCGCCGATCACCGCCGGTCGGTACATCGCGAAGCCCTGGTCGACGCGGTTATTCCAGTTGGACGAACCGCTGATCGAATACAGGCTGGGCGGATGTTTGCCCTGCTGCGGCTCCGGTTTAGCGGGGTGCGCGACCACCTGAATGTGCATGTCTAACGCGTTCTTCATGTCCATCAGCTGATCGAGGCACTCGCCGATCCACTGCGTTTCGCGCTTGGTCCGTGGGTCGAAATCGGCTTCCAGCTTGTTCCATGGGTCGATCACCGCCGCCCGGCACCCGTAGCGATGACGCGCCGCCTCGATCGTGTCGCACAGCCAAGCGAACGTCGGCTTGTGGTTCGGGTGCTGCATGAAGAGAAAATGATCGCCGATCCAGCGATCCGCCTGGTCGCGCTCTTCATCGTCTTGATCGCGCTCCGGCTTGCCCCAGTAGAACTCGCGGTGGTGCTTGCGCACCGACGGTTTGGCCGGGGTCTCAGCCGAGAACATGGCCACGCGGATGCCGTGGTCGCGGGCGACGTTGTGCCAGAGCTGCTGGGCGAACGCCGTCTTCCCATGGCCTGGATAGCCAGTAAGAACGCTCAGCGTCCGCGGTGCCAGGCGCACCTTGTTCTCCCACTCGGGAAAGCCCGGGTTCCACAGCTCCAGCGCCGGCGGCTCCGGCAGTTCGTCGAGCGTGTAAAGGCCCACGATCGGCCAGGGCTTGGCGTCGTTCTCGACGAAGCGTCGCAGATCGACCGGCCCCCACTTCTGCAGCGCGTCGTTGGCATCCTTCACGCCGCCGCGCCAGTCGAGATACCAGCAGCGCGCCTTGCCCAGGCACGTCGCCAGCCCGTGGCGCAAGTGCCGGCCGGGCTCGTCGCCGTCGGTGCAGAGCACGTAGGACGTCGCGTTCAGCCCTTCCTCGAGCGCGTCCAAAGCGTAGGCGAACTTCGCGGAATCCCGCACGTCCTCGCCCTCGTTGGACGGCGCACCGTTGGGCACGGACAGGATCGCGTGGTCGGGGATGCCGGCGACCGACAGACTGATCGCGTCGATCTCGCCCTCGGTGATGTAGACGACGTCCTGCGGACCTTGCAGCACCCGGTCGAGGTTGTAGAAGCGCGCCTTGCCGCCGGGCTTCTGCATGTATTTCCGGCCGACCAGGCTGCGCGCTTTCCAGTTCACCTCGGTGCCGGCGCGCTCGTAGGCGAAGATCACGGCCTTCTTCTCCTCACCGCCGAACCGCACTGAACCGCCTCTGACGGGCCAGCGCATCAAGGTCTTCGCGTCGATCCCGCGTTGCTCCAGGAACACCTGAGCGCCGGGCTCGATCGTAGTTGTCGGCATCGGACGTTCCCCCTTTCCAGCCACAGTGCCAGCAGTGCCACACGGCCGCGTCGCGCTCGGCCTCGATGGTCACGCTCATGCACGGGTCGGTTTTTTTCTTGCGATGTGGCGAGCACTGCGGACACGTCGTGCGCCGGCTGCCGGGCGCGTACGACCGCAGATGAATGCCCGCGTCTTTCAGCTTCTCGATCAGGCTCATATGAACGGCGACCCCGCGTCCTCGCGCTCTTCGCGCTTGTTCACGATGCCCATGAGCCAGTCCTTAGGCCGGGCTTTTTCGCTCGCCTGCTCGACCGCGGCCCGGGCCCGTGGGATGGATCCGCCGAAGTGGGTTTTCAGCTTGGAAACGACGGCGCCGGCGTGTTTCGACCCGATCACTTGCCGGGCGCGCTGGTACAGATCGGCGTCCGGATCACCCCCAGGGTGAGCCGCCCCGTTAGGGGCGGAACTGTTACTCTCTGATATCTGTAGTCTGTTGTCTGTTGTGGCACTGCGTCCGCTGTGCGTTCGCTGTGCATCCGCACCTGCGTTCGCACCTGCGTCCGCATGTCCGTTCGCACCGTCGGATGCACCGCCGGACGCATGGCGTTTGCTCGCCGCCCGCTGTGCCTTCGCCGACTTGTCGGCAAACTTCGCGATTTCGGCGTCGATCCGTTTGTGGCGCCACTGGCCGCCGGTGATCTCGAAGAACTCGGCCAGCCGCGGACGCAGCTTCCGCCACTGCTGCGGCGTGGTCCGGATCATGCGCGCCAACCGCTCATCGTCGTCAGGCAGCGGGCCCTGGCGCTGCCAGTACGTCTTGATGAGCTGCATATACGCGCCGTGCTCGATCAAACTGAGGTCGGCCGTGTCCTCGTCGTAGTCGGACCAGTACATCGGCATGTAGGGCGGGGCGGGCATCTCAGGCTCCAATCATGTCGGGCCAGCGGCGGAAACAAGCGGCGACCTCGCGGCGGCTAAAGATCCCGGCGCAGTAGCCCTCGACCAGGAACGCCTTGCGCTGGTCGGCCGGCAGCGGCTCCAACAGCTCCTCGGCATCGGACGGCGGGAAGGTGCACGGGGCGTCGGTGAGCGTGGTCATGCCGCGCGCTCCAGCATCACGGACCAGGCGCCGTGCGAGCCGGGCATCGGCTCGGCGACGTCGTTCACGAACCGCCAGCCGGCGGCGAGATAGGCGAGAAAGCCGTCGCGCGGGGCGAAAACAACGATCATGCCGGCGCGCCCTCCTGGGCGAACTTGCCGACCTCGTTTCCCCAGGCGTGCCAGTCCGACCGCGGCGCCTGGCGCGCGAACAGCTCCAGGTACGGCCCGTCGAACAGCGCCTCGCAGACGTCGTAGATATCGTCAGGCTTGCGGCTGTGTTCGCGGACCGGCGCGTCGATCAGGTTTCGGACGTTCCGAGCGCGCGGACTTGGCTGGCCGCGGGTGCCGATCAGCCAGAACTCGGCCGCGCTGCGCAGCCAGTAGCCGGTGCCGAAGGCGGCTTTGCCGTGCTTCGTGCGCTTGGCCCACGCGCCGGCGGTGACGTAGCCGAAACCCCAGCCGCGCATCACGTCGAGCGCATGCGGCAGCATCGGCGCCGTCGCCCACATGACGAGACCGCAGGCCGGCGCGCACACGAAGTCCAGACCGATGCTCGGCGCGATGTTGATGATGTCGGCGGTGGTCTCGCAGGGGTACTTGGCCTTGGCGTTCTTCGCCTCGCCGGCCGCCGACCAGTTGTCGAACGACCACGGCGGGTCCGCGAGGACGCATCCGAAATTGAGCGCCGGCAGTTCCATCATCGCGCTCCCACCTTTTTACGCCGGGCTTTCGGCCAGGCGGCTTGGTGCTGATAGTGCGGCAGAACGTACCCGGCGCCGGTCGGCGGGCATTTGGTGACGCCTTTCTCCTGCAGGTGCCGCTCGATCTGCTCCTGCTCCGCCTGGCGCTGAGCCGGGAGGGTCGGACGGCGGCGGGTATGCGGGTAGCTGTTGAAGAACGTGCGCTTGCGCGCCGGCTGCGGCGGCTCGGATTTCGCCGCCGACGCCAGAACCGGCGCCGGCTGTGGCGCAGCTGCAGGCTCGGGCTGCCGTTCCAGCGCCTCTTTCAGCTCGCGCGTCGTGCAGCCGAAGATCTGCAGCAGCGTCCGAAAGGACGTACCGCGGCCGCGCATGTACTGAGCGGTGTCCGCGTCGTCGTCGCTCAGCCGGGCCATCACGCAGCCTCCCGGAACAGCTGCCGCCAGCCGTAGAGGGCGATAAGGGCGGCTTCCGCGCGGCCGTCGTGCTTCTTGAGCGGCCAGTGGCCGGCGTGCTGGGGCAGCAGCTGCGAAGCCCGCGCCCGCGCCCCGTCCTTCTCGGCCGGCACACCGAGCGCCTTCTTCCACTGCTGCGGCGTCACCAGCGTGATCGGAACGAACTGCGCCGCGATCAGACCGTGCAGCTCACCGAACGTGCGGCCGAAGTTGAACGCGGACGTCGCGCCCATCTGCCGCTGACCTTGGCCGGGCATGGCCTGCACACGCTCGATGAAGGCGTGCGTCGTCGTCTCGCCCAGCCCGTCCAGCCAGCGGGCCAGTTCCGTCACGTCCAGTGACTTCGCCTTGGCGGCTTTCAGCACCGGCAGATCGCGCACGGCCAGGTCGGTGCCGTTGTAAAACGCGACGGCGCCGGTCACGCCCGGATCGACAGCGATCACGTTCATAGCCGGCCTCGCGTGCGCGTGCACGCGTAGCAACTGGTGTGCCAACTCCGCATGACGCCTACTCCATGCCGATCGCGCGCTTGTAAACGTGCAGAAGCTCTTCCTGCTCGCTGCGGTCCTGCGGGTCCTTGCGGCGCAGCTGGATTAGCTGGCGCATTACCTTGGTGTCGAAGCCGTTGGCCTTGGCCTCGGAGTAGACCTCGCGCTTGTCGGCGTTGATGTTGGCAATCTCCTCCTCCAGCTTCTCGATGCGCTCGATGTACGACTTCAGCTGGTCGCCGGTGATGCCGTGGGTGTCGGCCATCTTCTGCCCTCCGGAATTGTGGCCAGCCGCGGCCGGCGCGGACTGATCGGCATCCGCCATGGCAGCCTCCTTGTGCTGGGAAAAAAGCCCGGCCGGGTTGGGGGTCCCGGCCGGGCAGTCTGGGGAGGTAACGCCCTCTGCAGACGCTCCCGGATTTCCGGCCGCCGTGGCCGACGCCTCCGAGGCGGGCGTGTTCCATGTGCCGTTGCGCTCCTCCTCCGCGCGCTCACCCTGCGCGGCCAGCCAGCCGTCGACCCAAGCGCGGCCTTGTGGCGTCGTGCTCGGGTACGGCTTGCGCGAGCCGGAGACGCCGGCGCGGAACGCCGCGTGGCCTTCGTGCCAAGCCTGGTCGGTGGTGATCGCGTCTGTCGCCATCACGCGACCTCGGTCAGCTTAAGACGGACGTGGCCGAAGACCTTGTTGGCGAACCGCGGCCCGAAGTAGGCGCACAGCGCGACCAGCGCCGGCGCGCCCGGCAGCCCCTTGCCGTACAGCCAGTCCTTGAAGCTGGACTCGCTGACCTGCAGGTCGTCGGCGCACTGGCTGATCCAGCCGGTGCGGTTCTCTTCCGGCGCCTCGGCCTTCAGCGCCTGCGACACCGTGTCGAGCAGCAGCGGGGTCAAGCTCCGCGCGGTGATCGTCACGCCCTGCATTAACGGCCTCCAAGTAAAAGCCGGAAATCCGGCAGCGTTTCCGTTGGCGGAAAGCAAGCTGCGTCACGACGTCACTGGTATGAGACGCACGCAGACCCGACGGTTCGCCTATTCGCCCGCTTCGGCAGTCGGCGCCGGAACGAACACGGTCCCGTCCTCGGCGAGGTCGAAGCCGTCGGCTTGCAGCGCGCGTCGCACCTGGTCGAAGCGCCAGGACCGCACGCAGTCGACTTCCTGCCAGTGCTGCACCGTCGAAACGGGAGCCCCGATCTTCTCTGCGGCCCTCTTCAGCCCGCCAAGGGCATGGATGGCCGGCTTCGCTGGTATGTCCTGTGCCATAGGCCAGATGTTACGGATATCGTAACCACCATGCAAGACGCTTTGTTACGAGAATCGTGCGCGCGTTCGCTGGCGGTCGGCTGGCACAGTACCGCTATGCGTAACGCGTGGATTAAAGAGCGGCTTCAGGAGCTCGGGAAGAGCCAGGCCGACTTGAGTCGGCACCTGGACCTGCCGCGCTCGCGTATCAGCGAGATGATCAAAGGCGGGCGCGAGATCCAGACCGATGAGGTTGGGCGCCTCGCCGGCTTCCTCGAGCTGAGCGAAAACGAGGTGTTGCGCCGGAGCGAAGGCGCGAAGACCGTTGTCACGCCCTACCAGCGCATCCGCATCGACCGTTTCGTCCAGGGTGGATACTGGTGCAGCGACAACACGCTTCCCGAGGATGAGGTCGTGGATATCTATCTGCCGCCCATCGAGGCCCCGTCGTCACAGGTCTACGGGTTGCGCGTGAAGGGCAACTCGATGGACCAGGAGTATCCGGACGGCTCGATCGTTTTTTGCGTGCCGGTCGAGTGCTTGCTGCGGCAGCTTCAGCACGGCGATCACGTCGTTGTAGAGCGGCGCCAGCACGACGAGATGGAGGCGACCGTCAAAGAGCTGCAGCAGGCCGAGGACGGCTCTTGGTGGCTGGTGCCCAGGTCGAATGACCCGCGTCACCAGACAGCGCTGCCGATCGAAGCCGACGGCGAGCGTTACGACGACGGTAGCGCAGCGCCGGTCGCGGTGACCGGCCTGGTCGTGTACGACCTCCGCCGTCGCGCCAGCTGGTAAAGCGCAGGTTACGAACACCGTAACTTTATCGTTGACCCTAGCGTTACGAGTATCGTAACGTCCTGGATAGCCGCCGCGATGAAGCGCGACGGTCGCCCAGTCGGCGGGGCCAGTCGCCGGCGCAGCAGGGACACACCGGGGTAGCCGGCGGGCCGCGTGGCCTGCCGGCGCGGTGTCCCGGCCGGAGTTATCTGACATGGCCAGTCCGTACCTGGAGAAGCCCGCGCGGTCGAAAGAGCGGGCGATCAAGGATCAGCTCTACGACCTCTACCGCGAGCGCAGGCGGCTCCGCGACGCGAAGTTCGAGGCCGAGTGCGGCGACGACATGGCGTTCACGAACGGCAAGATTCCGGCGCTGAACAGCGCGCTCCACGACGTGAACCGCCGCATCCGCCAGCTGGAAGCCGAGCAGGGGGAGGGCGCGTAGCGATGATGCACGTCAGTTTTCACGGCCACCGCGGCAAGCCGATCACTGTTGCGGTCATCTTCCCGTCGAACAGCCAGATGATCACGCTGCGCTGCCCGGAGCAGGGCGAGGTGACACTCTACACGCACGACCGCGACAGCCTGCGCATGGTCGCCGCCGCGTTTCCGCTGGCGCGCAATTGCCGCATGGAGCTGGAGAACGAGACGGTCACCGACCAGGCGCGCATCGTCCGCTGGATCGCGGGCGATGACGAGCAGGCAGCCGATCCGACCCAGCACCCTCGCATGTCGACGGTTGAAGTGGTCGACGTTCGCGAGTTGCCGCAGCTGGGCCCCTGCCGTGACTGCGGCGCGCAGTGGTCTGGCAAGACGCTCCTGCGTTCCCCCGACCCCTACGAGAACGGCGGATACGTCATGTGCTGCGACACCTGCGGTTTTGATTCCGGCAAGCATCGCCCGGTGATCTGGCCGGACGAGGAAGCGGCCCAATGACCCGGCGCCACGTCTACCTGCGCCGCCGCGACGGGGCCGACGACCTGGACCTGTCGCCCGCTCAATATCTGCTCGGCAGCGCCGCGATCGCGCTCGGCATGTTCGCCGGCTGCTGGGTGCTGCCGATCCTGATGGGGATGCCGTGAGGCTCAAGACCGAGGAAGAAGCGCGGCAGTCGTGGTGCCCCATGCTGAAGTCGCGCAGTGGTCCGCCGGATACCAACGGCCGCTATACGCCCGACGAGCAGAGCCTGTGCATCGCCAGCCAGTGCATGGCTTGGCGGAAACAGCACGACGAACGGGGCTACTGCGGCCTCGCTGGGAAGCCGACGGGGTACAACTGATGCACACCGCGCACGCGCTCATGCGGCTGTGGCTGAACGCGGCCTTCCTGCCTGTCGCCGTGGTAATCGACGCGGCGCAGGCGGCTCAACCCACCGACAACCGGCACAGCGGGGCGCCCGAAGGCGCGGACGTTGTGTCGCTGGATGACTATCGGGAGGTGCACCGTGGCTGACGAGCACACGATCACCGAGCCCGGCGAGTACCCGGACATTGCGGCGCCGGAATACCATCAAGATCCGGTGCAGACGCCCTCGCTCAGCACGTCGCTGGCGAAGGTGCTGACGGAGCGGACGCCCAAGCACGCGTGGCTCGCCCATCCGCGGCTGAACCCGGAGCACGAGCCCGACAACAAGCGGGTTTACGACCTCGGCGCCGCGGCCCACGCCCTGCTGCTGGGCGAAGACGACCAGGTCGACGTGATCGAGGCGCCCGACTTCCGCACCAAGGCGGCAAAGGAAGCCCGCGACGCCAGCCTGGAAGCCGGCCGCAACCCGGTCTTGCAGCACGTTTACGATCAGGCGCAGGCGATGGTCCGCGCCGCCCGCGCGCAGCTGCAGCACCATGAGGAGGGCTATCTCGCGCTCGACCGGGCGAACGCCTGCGAGACGACGCTGGTCTGGCAGCGCCAGGACGGCGTGTGGTGCCGATGCCGGGTCGACATCCTGCCGCCGGCGGGCGGGTTGATCTTCGACTACAAGACGACCAGCGCCAGCGCGAACCCGGAGGAGTGGACGCGCAAGAGCCTGTTCGACACCGGCGCCTACCTGTCGGCCGCCAGCTACCCCGAGGCGATCAAGGCCGTGCGCGGCCTCGAAGGCTGGGAGATGCGCTACATCGTCCAGGAGACGACGCCGCCCTACGCGCTGTCGGTGGTCGGCCTGGACCCGACGGCGATCGCCTACGCGCAGGCGAAGTGGGAGCGCGCCGCGGCGACTTGGCGCTGGTGCATGCAGCACGACGTCTGGCCCGGCTACGTCGCCAAGACCGCGTTCGCCGAGCTGCCGCCCTGGAAGGAGAAGGAGCTGGAGGACCGGAAGCTGCGCGACGAGCTAGCGCGCGAGCAGACCGGCAAGAACCTGCTCGAGCTGTCCATGACCATGCAGGCCACGTTGGAGGGCACCGACCAATGAGCTTTCAGTTCCGCCGCGCCAAGCGCGAGAACGTCTCCATGCTGATCGGCCTTATGGGCGGATCGGGATCCGGCAAGACGTTCTCCGCGCTGCGCCTCGCCACCGGCATCTGCGGCGACGAGCCGTTCGCGATGCTCGACACCGAAGCCGGCCGGGCGAAGCACTACGCCGATCAGTTCACCTTCGACCACGGCGACCTGACGCCGCCGTTCCGGCCGGAGCGCTACGTCGAGGCGATCCAGGCGGCCGACAAGGAAGGCTACCGCGCGATCGTCGTGGACAGCATGAGCCACGTTTGGGCCGGCGAGGGCGGCGTCCTCGACTGGCACGAGCAGGAGCTCGACCGCATGGCCGGCCAGGACTTCGGCAAGCGCGAGCGCATGAAGATGGCCGCGTGGATCAAGCCGAAGACGAGCCACAAGGCGATGGTGCAGAAGCTGCTCCAGGTCCGCGCTCACCTGATCCTCTGCTTCCGGGCGGAGGAGAAGGTCGAGATGACGAAGGACAGCCAAGGCAAGACGCAGATCGTGCAGAAGCAATCGCCGATCGGGAAGGATGGTTGGCTGCCGATCTGCGACAAGCAGCTGCCCTTCGAGCTGACCGCCTCGTTCCTGATGCTGGCGACGCAGCCGGGCATTCCCGTGCCGATTAAACTGCAGAAACAGCACCGAACATTTTTCCCGGACAACCAGCCGGTGAGCGAAGACGCGGGCAAGCGGCTGGGCGAATGGGCCAACGGCGGCACTCCGGCGGCCACACAGCCGCCTCAGGGGTCGCCGGGCACCCAACAGGCCGGCCAGCCCTCAGCGCCCGCCAGTGGCGCCGAGAACGCCCCGCAGCGAATCACCCAGGACCGTTACGACGAGCTGGTGTCGGCCGGCTGGAACACCGCCTACCAGGGGATGGAAGCGGTGAAGCAGTGGTGGTCGCAGCTGAGCCGCCACGAGCAGGCCGCGCTGAAGGACGTCAAGGAAGATTGGAAGGCCAAGGCGGCCGAGGTCGATCAGAACGCGCAGGCGGGAGCTGAGGCATGAGCGAGCCCGCTTAGTCCCTGCGCATCCGGATCCGCAAGCGGTTTCCCGCGGCCCGCTCCTACCGCACGCGCACGGGCTACGAGATCCGCCTGTCCCCCAACGACCCGCCGACGACCCCACCTGCCAGCGTAAGGAGCACCGACATGACTGACATGACCCTGGAAGACCGCGTGCGCCGCTTGGAGCGGATTGAAAAGCTAAACGAGACCGCGCCAACACGGCGAACGGCTGGAATGGGCGATATGGGGCGAGAGGCCTTGGACCTCGTGGACGGAAACTTTGGCAAGATCACCGGCGTTTCAAACGATCACGTGCGCCTTGGCGACACATGGTACTTGGGCGCGCATGTACAGCCCGTGATCCGCATGCAGGGCAAGCCGACCGATCCGCCTGCGTCCAGCGGGTCTACCTGACCCGCTCAATGTCTTCTTGCTCAACCGGCTGCGGCCCGGTCTGCGTCCACAGAGACCACGGGCCAGAGCACGCCGTCAGCCTGACGGCAATCGCCATCCGACGCACCAGAGACACCCCATGACCGCGCGCGACACCCTGCTGGCCCTAGTACAGCGCCTCGATCGGCAAGGTCGGCAGCCGCTTGGGCTCGGCCTCGCCCTGGTTTGCCGGCAGCGGCACGATCGCCACGCCGACGCCCAGCGCCTGCAGCCAGAGGTCGAACGAGGACAGTGGAGCCGGCCGGCGACGACCCGGCGCCGTCACGGGCGCCTCGACCTTGCCGGTGTAGCCGTCGGCCCAGCCGGCCAGGTGATCGAGGTCCCGCTGCGTCAGACCCTGCAACATGCGCGCCTTTCGCAGCATGTCGACGATCTGTTCGGAGGACTGCGCGACCACCGGCGGCTCACACGGCCGGTAGGTGCGCGGGCCGGTCAGCCCGAAGCTGCCGGCGGGCGTGCGCGAACGCACGTGATCCGGAGAGCCTTTCTCCGCAGTCGCTGATGCCAAGCTCGACCATGCACACCGGGTGCCCCTGCTACTACCACATGAGGTAGCACGATGCCACAGGATAACAATCGCTTGGACGTGCGCGATCCCGACAGCTGGCCGCTGCGGCTGTACCGCACCGAGGTCTGCCAGCTGGCGCGCGTCAGCCGGGACAAGCTGCGCGCCATGATCCGGGACGGGCAGATGCCGGGGCCGGTGATGCGCGGGCGCGAGGATCTGTTCGACCGCGAGCAGGTAGCCGTCGCCCTTGGCGCGCGGAAGGAACAGGCGCAGGCTGAGGCGGCCGCCGATGCGTGGTCGCGCGGTCTGGAGGCCGTCCATGGCAAAGCGTGACGTCCCGGCCAAGCTGCCGCCCTACACCATCCGCCGGACCCGCGGCGGGCGGACGGTCTACTATTTCCAGGTCCCGCCCGGCCGCAAGCTCACGGTCCAGGGCGAGACGTGGCCGGCCGGCACGCCCTGCCTGGGCGACGACGTGAACGCGGCGATCGAGCGCGGCTGGCAGCTCTACCGGCAGTACGAGGTCGAGCGGGAACGTCAGCGCCGGGACGGCGAGGCGCAACGCGAGCGCGCCGGCACGGTGCCGCACCTGCTGCGGAAGTACCGGCAGAGCGCGCGCTACAAGGACCTCGCCCAGCGCACGCGCGCTGACTACGAACGCTACCTGCAGAAGATCGAGGCCTGGTCGGCCGCTGCCGGCGACCCGCACGTCAGCACGCTCCGGCCAAAGGTGATCCGGCAGTTCGTCGAGGGCTTCAACGGCTTCGACGGCAAGCGCCTGGCCTGGAACGCGCTGCACCTGCTGTTCGCCCAGGCCGTCGAGGAAGAGGAGATCGAGCGCTCGCCGCTGGAGTCCATGACGCCGCCGCGCCGGCCGAAGGCGCAGAAGGGCGAGCGCCGCGACGCGCCGACGGTCGCCGCGCACAAGGCCGTTGTCGACCAGGCGATCACCGAGGGCCGCTGGTCGATCGCGCTGGCGCTTACGTTCGCCTACGAGCTGGCGCAGCGTCAGGAGGACTCGCTTCGCTGGGAGCGGTCCTGGGAGCAGACGATTGAAGGCGTGCCGTGCGTCGTCTTCCGGCAGTCCAAGACGAACGCCCGCATGGTGCTGCCGGTGACCGAGGGCCTGCGCGAGATGATCCGCCGGGCCCAGGCCGCAGGCGCGGTCCAGCACACCCGCTGGCGCGTGGTGAACGAGAACACGGGCCGACCGTTCGACGAGCGGCAGGACTACTCGAACAGCACCTTCAACCATACCGTCCAGCGGATCGCGAAGCGCGCCGGCGTGACGGGTTTCAAGCCGGGGATGCGCCGGCACCTGGGCGTGATCGAGATGGCGCGGGCGGGCCTCAGCATCCCGCAGATCGCCAGCCGCACCGGCCACAGCCCGGCGACGGCGGCCGACATCATTGCCCGCTACATGCCCGACCAGGAGCGGATCGCCCTGGAGGCGACGTTGCAGCTTGAGGAATACCGGAGGGGAGAGAGGTAAATGTCCGCAGATCAACTTATCAGCCAGCGCGAGGCCCGCCGCCTCATGGGCGACATCAGCCAGACGACGCTATGGCGGTATTCACAGAAGTACCGGATCGGCTTTCCAAGGCCGGTTCATATCAAAGGGCGCACGTTTTTCAGAAAGGGCGAGGTGATGAACTTCATCGACAACGCAGGCGGCGGTTCCAGCGACGACAACAGCGGCGGCGACACGTCCATGTCGCAGGCCATGGCCAACGCCGGCCTGACCACGCCGCGCCAGCGGTTCGACCGGGCGCTGAAAGACGCGGTGAACCAAGCGTCCAGCAAGCACGAAGCCATGACGCTGCTGCTGCGGGCGCTGGAAGTCGACCCGCGCGCGCTCCTCTGCCTGTTTGACGAACACGAGGTCGCGCAGCGCGTGCAGCGACACATCGAGACCGCCTGGCCGCAGGCCGGGCGCGGCGGGGGCCAAAAAGTGAGCGACACCCATCAACGCAACGACCCCGCCGACAAGACGGGCGGCACGTCCGCCCAGGGTGATGGGGGCCAACGTAGGCCCGACACCCAAGGTGCAGTAGCCCCCACACCCACCCAGCAGAACGGCGCCGAGAGCGCCAGGGGCCGAACCCAAACTGATGCCGACACCCATGAGCCTCGCGGCTTGGCCCCAACTAACCGTCACCCGGGCCGCCCGAAACGCACAGGAGCGGGCACCAACATTGGCGCCGCTATGCGGCAGTGTGCTCTGGACCGCATCCGCATCAACGGCCGGGCGCTGCGCTACGCCAAGCCAGACGAGGCGTTGCAACAAGCGGAACGCTGGCACATCGACGCCCGGACGGTCGAAGCGATCTGCACCGGCCTTGCGCCCGATCAGCCCGTCGGCGAGCAGCTCTCCGACGAAGAGGCGAACCGCCTCGCCGACCGGGCGTCCAAGACGACGGCCTAGCGCCGTCTGCGGGCCGGCCATCTATTCCCCGACACCCAGGGGCTTCCCGCCGGCCCGCCACCTGACAGGAGAAGCGACCATGACCGACGACACTCAGACCCTCTGCGATCGCATCTGCGAGGCGCAGTATCGCCGCCGGTTCTACATCAAGCGGCTGGTAATGACGGAGAACGCGCTCCGCGCACTGGTCCGCCGGCGCATGGGCTGGTCCCCGGACCTGAGCGAAGCCGAGCGCGAGAAGATCAACGCCCGCGCCGCCGGCGTGGTCGCGAAGCTGATGGCCGACAAGCCGGTCGCCGAGAAGGATCGCG